TGCTTCCTTAGCAATCTGGTGAATGCAGCAAACTCATAATTTGCCTAAGGAGAGTTCGATCCTCTCAGGAAGCACCAGGGTGATTAACTCAGCGGTAGAGTTCCTCCTTTACACGGAGGCGGTCACTGGTTCGAATCCAGTATCACCCACTCTGCGAGTATGGCGGAATCGGTAGACGCACCAGACTTAAAATCTGTTGACCTTAAGGTCGTGGGAGTTCAAGTCTCCCTACTCGCACTATATAAAGAAAAGAAGGATGCCATGTTATCTTATACAGTATCCACAAAGTATTGCTGGTTCAATGAAGGAAATGCAATCGTCAAGATATTTTTTCTAAATGATGTTCCATTTACTTTTGATGATTTGAACGAAGGTTATTTGTATGATAGGGATATAGTAGAACAAGCAGATAAAGGTCCCGTCTATTCAACAGAGGACATTTATAGAGGTTCTAACTACCTGATACAAGAGATGTGCCATCCTTGCTTTGACCCTGTAGAGATATTGAATCCAGAGAATTTACCAGAGGATATACAGAGTTTTTATAATGGTGAGGAAGATTTACTGGGATAAATAAAACATAGAAATGTCTTAGAAGTCATAATAAAATGCCTCTGAATAAGTTAGACTCAATTATCAAGAATACTGAGGGTCGTATATTATATGTGAGTCCCGCAGATTTGGACTCTACCGATAGTATTGCCAATCAAGGAAATTCACTTGCTCGTCCATTCAAAACTCTTCAGAGAGCACTAATTGAATCTGCGAGATTCTCATATATTAAGGGAAATAGTAACGACGAAACTGAGAAGACCACAATTCTTTTGATGCCTGGTGAGCACATCATTGATAATAGACCTGGTTATACTATTGATAGCACTGGAACAACAAGCACTCCCGATGGAACTCCAATAAGAGATTATCCATTGTCATTGGACACTGTATTTGATTTGAGTCAGAAAGATAATGATCTTTATAAGTTTAATAGTGTATATGGTGGTGTTATTGTTCCTCGTGGAACATCCATCATTGGTCTTGACTTAAGAAAGACCAAACTGCGCCCTCTTTATGTTCCAAATCCAACTTATGATAGTGTAGATAACTCTTCTATCTTTAGAATTACTGGAGCTTGTTATTTTTGGCAGTTTTCTATCTTTGATGGAGATGAATTTGAGACTGTTTATACACAACCAAATAATTTTGCAATAAAATCAACACCAACTTTCTCACACCATAAACTTACAGTATTTGAATATGCTGATGGTGTAAATGAAGTGGGTAATAAAGGTCTTACAGATCTTGAAATGTATTATGCAAAACTTTCTAGAGCTTATGGAACTGGATCTGGCAGAACTATTGATATTACCGACGTATTCCCAACAAATGCTTTGGGATTTAATC